GAATAACTTCTTTCTGCTTATCGGTAAGGTTATCAATTGCCTGTTCCAAGAGTTCACTGTCACAAAATTTTTTTATATCACTTTCGATAAGGTTTCGTGTATCGGGAATTATTTCGTGATTTGATATTTTACTGTGTTCACCTTTTTCAATATCACTGTCAAGACATACGATTCCCTTTAACCACTTAATTCTGTATTCTTTAAGTATACATTTCCTCATATTTAAAAAAGGATATTTGAAAAATGTTATAAATTTGTAGGGCTGTTTGTATTGAACCAAAGCTTTCAAAAACACAAAATAACATTCCTGCCGTATGTCCTCATTATCGATTGCAAGCAGTTCACATCTCTTTTGGTAATCTCTGTAGGTTCTGTCCGCCATACGATACAATATCCGATATGTACGTTCCCAGAGTATCGGAATCAGACTTTTTTCACCCTTCTGAATCTTTTCGGCAAGTTCCTCATTGGTCAGCTGTTTCATTTGGCTTTCTTCCTGCAAGAGCCGATGCACTCCCGCATTTCTTCACAACCTCATCACCGCACATATTCTGCACATTGGCAATAAAGGCATTGAAAGCCTGCTGAATGCCGTCCCTCTCATAACAGATATCGTCATACATTGCAACGATTTTTTCTCTGTCGATATCTTCGGATTCAACGGCTTTCATAAAGCGTTCACGCTCATTTGACTTGTTTTCAGGTGTTTTCATAGGGTTCTCCTTTCTTTTGGGTATAGCTTTGCATGGCTGTTTTCATTCATTTCTGCGACGCTTTGGCTTGCATAAATGATAAAACAGCACAAAAAATGCACCTCATAATTGAGATGCTGCAAGCTTATTCTGTTGTGTACTTCTCAAAAATGGGGTGTTTTTGAGAAGTTAGTATTTATTTCGTTCATTTGAACTTATGTTAACTATGAATTTTAATATTGATGCGGCAAAATTTATCCCCGAACAAATCCATGCTGCTATAAAACAGCCATCAGGTATCTGACCTGTATCAAGGGCATAGAGTAATATCAACGTTGCAATCATAATATCTAACCTTCTTTCTTAAATTTAGGCATAAGAAAACCGCCTTGATTACTCAAAGCGGCTTATTCGAAAGAATAGTTATTTGGCAGGCGTCCCATTCTCCTGCATCTCTCGGGATTGCTCCCTGTCAAACCATCGGCGTGTGGACGGGGACGAAATCTTCCACCTCAAATAACATATTCTTATCTTGCCTTTATTATATCATATTTATTCTGATTTGTAAAGTACTTTTTTGTTTCTAAGAAGTCTCTGCCATTCCTTATCATTTATTTTCATAAATGTAATAATTGAGTTTTTGAAGTTACTATTATCAGTTGATGTAACTAATCTTAATATTGTTTTAAATTGCTCATTTCCATCTGAAAATGATTTTAAAACCAATGCCGTATTAGGTTTATTGGCTTCTATAATATAATCGGGATTAGTAATAATCTGTTGCATATATTGATAATACCTTTCGTAATCATTTGGATGCCTATCCTTTATATGATGTATACGTTCATCAGTGATAATAACCTCATCAGTCTGAATATCTTTTGTAACACACTTGAATTTTTCTATGTCAATTTTCCCTATACTATGCACATCACATACCACCATTTTTTCTGTCTTTTCTTCTATTATATCATCATTTTCGAATTTGTCAACAGATTCCCAGTACCTCTTCTTAAAATCCTCAAAGTCTTTTGTACCCTCAAATTCAAGCAGCTGACCTGTTTCATTGTCGATTTTGGTAAAGGCAGAATCAACATCCCAGCGTGGCTTTACAAGACATATACAACGGCAGTTTATGTCCTCTCCCGGTATGCCGAACTGAAGCGGTGCAGGTGCTTTTATGTTTGCAACCTCAAAGTCTTCCTCAAGCTCTCTGACCTGTCCGTCAAGCTGTCTGTGGTGCGGACGTGTATTGCCGTCAAGGGTACTGTCCCACTGCTTTATATCATCAACACCCTTTTCCTTTGCCGCTTTTCCGCAGTCAAGATTTGCCGCATTGTAAATCCTGTTGCCCTCGGTCCTTGTAATGGTCATTGCTCTGTTAAGCCCTGTTTTACTGTTGCTTGCGATATTACGGGCAATATCGTTGTAGTGCATATTGGAAGCAATACCCCTTGAAATGGTTGCGGAAACTTTTCTTTTAAGAATCTCCACATCCTCTTCAAGCTCATCATACAGCCTTTTACTCAGCTTGCTTTCAATGTGAATCGCCCTTACAACAAGCGTTGGGTCTATAGGAATGTTCAGAGGGATATCGTTCATATTGAAGTTGTAAAGAGTACCGATAAAGCCGTTGTTATAGCAGTTTTCAAGGTATTCGGATATGCTTGTATACTGATTGTCGTTAAGGTCTTTCAGCAGAAAGTCAAGCTGTTTTTTAATACTCTGCTTAAAGTTCCGCTGATATATCTGTGACTGTAAAACCGATAGTGTTTTTTCATCAGCATTTTCAATTTCACTCAGCAGAACGCTGATTTTACCGTTTGAAATCTCAAGCTTACGGCATATTTCATCAGCCGCCTGTCTGTAAATCTCCTCAAGCTCATCAAGGGTGTGACGTTCGGCAGTAAGCTGTGAGCGTGCTACTTCTCTTTCAAACTCATTCATTCAAAATCACTTCCGCCGTTTTCAGATAACTGCCAGCAGTTTTCGGCATCCTGTCCTTAACCTCATCATACTCAATATCAAGCACTTCACATATTTTTCGGATACGGGTTTCATCATCAAAGTCATCTGCAAGACTTAAGAGTGTGTTGATTTCCGTCTGCTTTGCGTTGGCCTTGTTCTGCTCAATCTGTGAGTTTTCAAGGGCATTGGACATAATCTCATGCTTAAACTCAAAACGTATATCCGACAGCTTGTAGCCTGTGTTTTCCTTGTCGTTAATCTCGTCAAGGACAGGCTTTGCTATACTTCTGAGGAACTGTTTCAGCCGTATTTCAAGCTTTGAACACTTCAAATCAAGGAGAGAATATGCCGCCTTGATTGCTATGTTTGTGGTAGCAGAAGTATCACGAAATCCGTTGATGTTAAGTCCCATTCCGAAGCGGTAAATATTCTTTTCGTCAAGCTCAAGTTTGGTCTGTCTTGCCTGATATGGGACGTCAATTTTTTTCGCCTCAACGTCGCTTTCCTCATCAATGCCGATTATCTTTTGGGATTTCAGATTCTGCTGAAGCTCGTCGAGATTATCACCATCAAAACCTTTGATTACATAAAGTGGAGTATCAAAGTCAATGAGATTGTTTGAAAGCGAACTTGCCATAATGTCATAGTCGTCAATCAGATCCTTTACAAGTGCTAAGTCGGACACCTGCTTTTTGTTGTTGTCAAGTCTGAAAAAAGGTATAAAGCCAAAGTTTTTCGTATAGACCTTTTTGCCTTTCCTGTACAGATTATGCGGTTCGATTTTCTCAAAAACCACCGCTGAATTTTCAGACTGTGTGTAATATGATACTGTCTGTTCATCCCACACCTGAATGTAACGTGTTGACTTGTTCTGCTTGCTGTTGTACTCATCATAGTAATAGATGACGTATTCCCTGTTATCCGCCGTATCGGAAGGTTTGACCTCCACAACATTCAGCGTTTCAGCCGACTGATAACATAAAACGTCATCTTCGTTCTTGTAGCCGAACATATATCCAAATCCCTTTGAAATACAGTTTGTAAGCAGTTCGGAAAGGGAAGCTGTGAAGTCTTCATTGTTGTTGAAATACTCGTCAAGCTTAATCTGTAAATCAGCGTTTTCAGAGTATGCAAACTTTTTCCCTGACATTGTGTACTGTACCGCCTGGTCAACAAGTTCTGTAAAGAACGGATGCGGAATCTTCACGTTTGAACGGTATGTGTCTTCTGTAAGCTGACCGTCCTTGTTGTAATAAAACATTCTGTAATTCAGAATATCGTGTCTGCCCTCGTAATACTTCTGTCCCTGACGTACATGTGCTTTTTTTCTGCTGTTCCCGTCAAGGTCAATCAATTTCTTTATTTCATCTGTTGTCAAGATTTACCCTCCTTCCCTTCTTTTTTGAAAAAAAGAAGCAAAAAACTTTTATGTCGCACTTTATTTACTTGAAACTGTTTCTAAAGGCTCG